GTTTAACACACATGATTGGCGGCTTGTCTCAAGCCTCAACTAGTATTCTGCGTCAGTTAATTGATGCTGGTACGCTATCTAATCTGCCAGCAGGTTTTAAGGCTCGTGGTGCGCGGATTCGTGACGAAGATGAACCGTTAAGACCCGGCGAGTTCCGTGATATTGACTCTGCTGGTATGGATATTCGTCAGTCTATTATGACATTGCCCTTTAAAGAGCCTTCAAACACCCTTTATAGCCTCTTAGGAGGGCTTGTGGAGGCTGGTAGGCGTTTTGCGTCTATGGCAGACATGAAAGTAGGCGAAATGGGCGGAGAAACGCCTGTAGGCACGACTATGGCTATCATGGAACGTGGTACAAAGGTCATGTCTGCGATACATAAGCGTCTTCACTACTCACAAAAGCAAGAATTTAAGCTTTTAGCTAACATATTTGCCAGAAATATGGCTCCAATGTACCCATACCCAGTTCCTGGTGCGCCTCCACAAATAAAACAAACTGATTTTGATGATAGAATTGATGTTTTACCTGTATCTGACCCTAACATCTTTTCTATGTCACAGCGCATTGCCTTGGCACAGACAGAATTGCAGTTAGTTCAGTCTAATCCTGACATACATGGTGGTGAGCAAGGTTTATATCAGGCTTACAGAAAGATGTATGAGGCTTTAGGTGTTACAAACATTGATGCCATACTGCCAATACCTAAACAGCCACAGCCTTCAAACCCTGCAAAAGAAAATCAGGAGGCCATGCGTGGTCAAAGGTTACAGGCATTCCCTGATCAAAATCACCAAGCGCATATTGAGTCACACTTAGCCATGTTAGCTACACCAGTGGCTCAAGCGAATGCAACTATTGTGATGACGTTACAAGGCCATATTCAAGAACACATAGGAATGATGGCTGAGATACAGGCTCAACAAGAGGTAATGAGTCAACTTGATCCAGAGGCTCAACTTGTGTTGCAACAAAACCCACAGATGGCACAACAGTTACAGGTTGAGATAGCGAACAAAGCCGCTGAACTTATTGGTGAGCTAACTGAACAATTTGCACAGGCTGTGGCTCCTTCTGATAACACTGATCCTTTAGTGGCAATCAGACAACAAGAGCTTTCTCTGCGCGGTGCAGAAATACAGGAACGTGCGCGACAGTTTGAAGAGAGACAACAGCTTGAGCGTGAAAAAGAGCGTAATGACGTTCTTATTAATCAACAACGTATTGATTTGACTGAAGAGGCAAATCAAGAAAAGGTTCGTGTCGCTGAAGAGAGAATACAAACACAGCGCGACATAGCCGCTGCCAATTTACAAAGGAGAAGATAATGTCAAGTTCTGTGTATGAAAAAGTTCGTGCAGTTGAAAAGGCAAAAAAGGTGGAGCGTAGAAATGCCATTGAAAAAAGGAACCAGCCAGTCAACGATCAGCAAGAACATATCGAAGCTGAGATCAGAAGGATACCCGCAGAAACAAGCAGTAGCGATAGCCCTGTCATCAGCCAAAAAACCGAAAAAAAAGCAATCAGCAAAAAAAAGAAGACCGCAAAAAAAAGGTAAAAGGTAGTTTTGTAAAGTGACGACAAAACAAAAAAAGTTACAAAAGGATAGCGTTTACTCTGATTACGATGAGGACGGTGATGGCATCGTAAGCGATGAAGAGCTTGCTCATGTTAAAGAAATAAAAAAGACAGAAACTGAATTGCGTAAAAATTTAGCTCAACTACGCATGGCTAGATACACTTTGATTGCAATGGGCGCATTTACAGCCGCAATGTTTTTTGTGCCTATTGAGCGAGTTGAGGCATTATCAGATATAAGTAACTTGTTTTATATTAGTGGAGCAGGCGTGGTTGGGGCCTATATGGGTACGACTGCTTGGATGAATAGAAAGTAATTTGAAAAGGTAAGGGCATGGAAAACATTATAATAGCTGCGATTATAGCAGCGGCTATACACGCTCATGTAACCAACGATGAGAAGCATGAAGTGGTAGAAGATCCCCCTAAAACAGTTCAATGGGTGATAATCACAGATGAGTGAAATCCATCATACTGTTGAAACCTTCTTTATCATGGTTATCAGCATGTGGGGTTTTGACGGTAGTGATTGGCAGTATATTGGTAATCAAATAGCTTTACAGCAACCTATGACTCAAGCTCAGTGCGAATATTTAATAGACGAAGATATGTGGCAAGTTACATATGAAAACCATTTTTATCGCTTGATGGCGCACTGTTTTCCTGCGGAATGTGCGGAAGAGGGTAAGTGTAAGTAATGCCAAGGGTAAATGAAAACACGGAACTATCCATGCCAATTCGCAATCTTATCGCCATGGTTGTGGGAGCGGCTATAGGAACGTGGGCATATTTTGGTATTATTGAACGATTAAATACCATAGAAAACAAAATAATACTTATGGAAACAGATCTGGGAATGAACACGGAGTTCCGTATTAAGTGGCCGCGTGGCGAGATGGGTAGTTTGCCAGCCGACTCAGAACAGTTTATGATGATCGAACATTTGGCTAGTGAGCTAGAAAAGCTGGCGGAAAATATTGAAAGTGGGAATGCCCCGCATGACCAGCAACAGAAATTGGTGTTGGAGTTTTATGATAGGCGGCTAACCAAGATTGAGGACAACATAGAAAAGTTGACTAACAAATGATTGAGATGACCTTTGTTTTGTTACTGATGATAGGTGAGGAGCGAGTTGAGTACACGCCTTACAAGAATCTATCTGAATGCCTAAGTATAAGACGTAAGATAAAACGAAATGTAGGACACACTACAGACTTTGATAAAAAATGGTCATGTAAACAATTAAGAGTCAGACTTGAAGCTGGCGAAATCATGGAGATAATTGAGGAAGAATGATACAGGCACTTCTTGGTCCAATCTCCTCTCTGGCAGGCACATGGCTAGAGGGTAAGGTTGAAGAGAAAAAAGCGGTGGCAGGCGCAAAAGTAGCAAAGGCCAAAGCCGAAGCAGTCATCATGGAGAAGAAAGCTACGGGTGAGATCGACTGGGATCTCAAGATGGCTGATGCCTCCGCACATAGCTGGAAGGACGAGTGGATAACAATTTTGTTCAGCATTCCGCTAATTTTAGCCTTCTGTGGGGATTGGGGGAGGCAAATAGTGTCAGAAGGTTTTGCTGCTCTTGAAGCCATGCCACAATACTACCAATACACTCTTGGAGTTATTGTAAGCGCGTCTTTTGGAACCCGCGCTGCAACTAAGTTTTTTGGGAAAAAATAATGGACGCAATCATACTTGCGGAGTATTTATTAAAGAACATACGTCAAGACAAAGATGACTACACACAACGTCTTGCGGATGGTGCGATAGAGGATCTTTCCGACTATCGGTTCATAGTGGGTCAAATACGCGGCTTGACTCAATGTGAGGAACATATAAAGACCGCGATGAAAGGCATAGAGCTAGAGGATGGCTAAAAAACTATTCGTCCCCGACAGGTTGGCGGCACAAAAAACTAAATCTAAAATACCAGAGCCAATATCAAAAGGCTTTGATTCCGTAGAAGACAATAAGAAAAATACAGAGGATCCATCTAAGATGGATGTTTCTGCTATTGATAGATTACCCAATCCTGTTGGGTATAGGCTTCTTGTCATTCCATATTACATGAAACAGAAGACCGCTGGCGGCATAATTATTCCAGACGCAGTTCGTGAACGTGAAAGTCATGCAACTGTTGCAGCGTATGTTGTTAAAATGGGTTCAGATGCTTACGCAGATGCTAATAAGTTTCCAACTGGACCTTGGTGTGAAGAAAAATCATGGGTATTAATGGGCAGATATGCTGGAAATAGGTTTAAAGTGGACGGTTTAGAAGTTCGGCTTATAAATGACGATAATGTTATAGCCACAATACTTGACCCGTCCGATATTTCCTATGTATAGTGCAGACAGGAGCTTGTAATGAATGCAAATGAATTAATGGAAAAAGAGTCTGAGCAGGAATCTGTATCTTTTGAGATAGAAGATGATGCCCCTCAATCTGCACAGGAAACGATTGTAGATCAATCTCCTGTTCAAGCAGAATCTGAAGAAACCAGTACAATTGTACAGGGTGAAGATGATTCAGAGTTAGAAAACTACAGCGAAAAAGTTCAAAAACGTATTAATCAACTGACTGCCAAACGCAAACAAGCGATTGAAGAGGCAGAGGCTGCTTATGCTTATGCACAACAATTGCAACAGCAAAATGAAGAGATGAAGCAGCGTATGGCTCAGTTAGATCAAGGTTATATAGCTGAGTACGATGGCCGTGTTGAAAGTCAAACAGCCGCAGCAAAAAGAATGTTGCAAGAGGCTTATGATGGCGGTGATATGGAAAAAATGGCTCAAGCGCAGGAGTTAATTTCTTCATTAGCCATTGAAAAAGAGCGACTTCGCATTCAAAAAAATCGTCAGGAGCGGCAAGCTGCACAACCCGTACAACAGCAAGTGCAACAGCCACAACAGCCGCAACAGCCACAAGAACTTGATCCAAAACTTAAAGCTTGGATGAGCAAAAACTCGTGGTTTGGCACTGATATGTTTATGACTCGTGGTGCTACAGCCATTCACGAACAATTGGTGGCTCAAGAGGGCTTTGATCCATCATCAGATGAATATTATGCGGAGATTGATAGGCGTATGCGCCAAGAAATGCCGCACAAGTTTCAGGAACAAAAGCAAAGCGCCCAAGCTGTTGCTCCTGCGTCTAATGGACGGTCATCAAGTAAAACTGGGCGGAAAAAGACGGTGCAGTTAACGCCGGGGCAAGTAAGAGTTGCCGAGAGAATGAAAATACCACTTGAGAAAATGGCTCAAGAAGTTGCTAAACTAGAGAGGAAAGCGACATGACTGATCGTGCAAGCAGGGATTCGCAAACCCGTGAAAAAACAGCGAGAGTTGCCGCGTGGAAGCCGCCTTCAACTTTAGAAGCACCTGAAGCCCCAGTTGGCTATAAACACCGTTGGATCCGTGAGTCTGTAATGGGCTACGATGACCGAAATAACATCCATAAGAAGCGTAGAGAGGGATGGGAGCTTGTAAGAGCCGAAGATTATCCTGAATTTGACGCTCCTGTTATAGATGAAGGAAAAAACGCTGGCGTGATCGGCGTGGGTGGATTGGTTTTAGCCAGAATCCCTGAAGAGATCGTGGAACAAAGAACTGCTCATTATCAAAATGTGACGCAGAATCAAATGGAAGCTGTGGATCGTGATTGGATGCGTGAAAGCAATCCAAACATGCCAAAGCTAAAACCTCAACGATCCTCTTCTGTGTCCTTTGGTGGACCCAAAGGAGAGGAGTAGTGATAGTCGAAGGAGACTAGATCATGGCGAATAAAGATGCCGCATTCGGCATGCGCCCAGTAAAAAGAATAGGGGGAACTCCCTATACTGGTGGGCAAAGCCGTTATCGTATCGCTGCTAACTACGGAACAGCCATTTTCCAAGGTGATATGGTTGCTCAAGTAACAGGTGGTGGTATTGAAGTACACGCTGACGGTGGTACAGTACCAATCGTTGGTGTGTTTAATGGATGTCAGTTCACTGATCCGACAACAGGTGAGCAGAAGTTTTCAAACTTCTATCCTGCAAGCACTAATGCTTCTGACATTATTGCTTTTGTCATTGATGACCCTATGGTTATCTTTGAAATTCAGTGTAATGCTGCATTCCCTGTTGCTGATTTGTTTGGCAACTTTGACATTGTTTACACTTCCGCTGGAAGCACAACAACTGGCATCTCTGGTGCAGAGTTGAATGTGTCTGATGGTGCGACAACTGCAAACTTGTCAGTTAAGGTGATAGACATCTCTGAAGATCCAGAGAATAACGATGTGTCTTCTGATGCAACGAATGTCTATTGTGTCATTCAAAATCATGTCTTCGGCCAAAAAGCCGCTGGCTTGG